CGTTGACATCCTCGAATGCTGGCTTAACAGCCCCATAAAACTAGGCAACTGCTTTCCCTAGTTACTCTTGCACTTCTTCATTTTCTGCAATAGCTTCAGCCATGTCTAAGTCACCTGCTGTGTAAGCTTCAAACTTACGAGCAAGAGAAATAACAAAGTCAAGATTGCTTGCATCTAATTCCCAAGGCTTGCCTCCACGAGCAGCAATGTAAATATCTGTAGCACGAGCTAGTGCGTTCTGACGAACAATAGCACGATCACCATGTAAAGCTGGGATAGGAAACACCTTAGCTGCATAGCCGCTGCCTGTTGTTCTAGGCACTGCTGTTGTAGTGTTACTAGTAGCAGCTGGAGCTGGTGTTCCAGCACCTTTACGTAATACATTGACTGCTTTGGTTTCAAGACCATAAGTACCAGTGTTGCCATCAAACTCTACTTCGTCACCAACGTTTGCGTTGTGATTCTTAAATCCGCACTTAACCCAAGCACCATTAATCTTGATTGAGTAGGTAGGTTTAGTACCAAACTTAGTTGTCACATCTTTTGTGGAAACTGCTTCCACGATACCTGTCATCATTGTCATACGATTTCTTCCATATCAAACCAATTAATACCAACTGATGCTCCTGCATTGAGCTTGAGAGCCAGTGGCTTCTTAAAAATGTCTTCAAAATAGCTGTGTGTGTTCTTCAATATTCCTGTGATCTCCTCTATAAATGGTGTTACTGAATCTAACTCTACATCAAACATTAGAGAATCGTGGATAGTGTTAACCATCTTGACATCATCCCTATTCTTTAGCTGTCTGAAGATAATGCCCAACATCATTGGAACAATGTCACCAGTAGCTAAACCCTGTATAGGATAGTTCTTTAATTCAGTTGGGCTAAAATTATAAGTCCTACTAGACCATGTACTATCGCTATAGTATTCTTTAAAGCAAAATTTACGCCCAGTCTCTGTGTGATGTATGTAGGTTTTTACCTTCTCTCTGAAGCCATCATCATCTAATTCGTACTTAGAGAGCTTCTCAACTGTTTCTGCAAAGCCTTGATGCCATGCAGCTACAGAACCATAACGTGTGTAAAACACATCAACAAACTTCTTAGCCTCATCAAAGCTGCAGCCAGCTTGTTTGCTGATAGCTTTAGCACCTGCACCATAGATCAATTGGAACGTTCTAGCTTTGAATGGCTTACGCTCTTCCTTGGTTGGATACCTGCCAAACATATCTTTGTACAGCTCAGAGTGAATGTCTTTGCCTGATGAGATGTCATGTATCAATTGCAAGTCTTTAGTAACGTGAGCAAGAGCAACAACCTCCAACTGATTAAAGTCAACCTCGACAACAACGCCATTATTAAACCTTGATGTAAAAATTTGTTTGATTGGGTTATTGCTGATGTTCTGCAGATTAGGATTGGTTGAAGACAAGCGACCTGTAACAGTTGCTGTGTGATTCAACTTACCATGTATAAAGTCTCCAATGATGTGCTTGCTCAAACCCTGTACATACGTAGACAACTGCTTTGATAACTCACGATACTTCAACAACCCATTGATGATTGCAATAGCTTTAGCATCAAACGTATGCTTCAACATGTCGTTAAGCACAGCATCATCTACTGATACTTGACCTGTCTTTGCAGACACTTTCTCTGGGTCTGGTACATACCTAATGAATGGCTCTATCTTTAGAGTCTTCTCCATCATCTTGTATTTAGTGTTGCCGTTCTTGTAGACACCAACTTCTTCTTTGACTTTTACTTTTTTAGTACCACCAAAGAAAAACTGTGACCATTGTTTAGGGCTGTTGATATCTTCAAGATATCCAGTGGATAACTCTTCTAAGTCAAGTCTGACCTCTACATAGTTGCTAACAACTTCAACTGTGTATTCATCCAGTCGTTCTCTATCAATGTGCAAGCCATTGAACTGCATTTCTGTAGTTGCATGTAGAGCTTCCATCTGAGTTTGGATCAGTGTTAGTTGTCCTGCTTCCATTGCTCGTTTGTACTGATACACAGCAATCTTGGCGGTATTAGTAACATCTTGCTCTAAGTAAGGAATCAATTCTGCAGGTGGAATCTTGTCAGAACCTAAACCTTTCTCAAAGTATTTCTTAATCTTGTCATCTTTGATTGGTAGTCCGTACTGAAGAGACAACTCATCTAAGCTTGACCACTTAGTTTGTTGAGCACTAAGAATGTACTCAGCAAGTTGCGTGTCCCAAATACAATGTTTTTGTAAAAGTTCTTTTAAAAACACATTTGTTTTGTACAGATACATTAAGTCAAACGCTAAGTTGTGACCGCAGATAACAGCCCCTGGAGGCATTTCAATAACATTTTCAAGAAAGTCATTTAAATCATACGTTGTGTATGGTTTGTCATAACACATTCCGAAAGCTACAACTTCATTGTCTGGGTGCATTGGGTGAGCTAGTCCCACTTCTTCATTGCCATTGAGAGTAGTCTCAACGTCAATAGCTACAAAATAAGGTATGGTCATGGTTTTCCATACTCCTTTCCATAAAGAATCGCTTGAAACACAACAATTCTGTTTTGTTTATTAAGCAGGTTAAGAGTCTTGCATACATGTGTAGCAAGCATAAATTTATCAAAAAACTCCTTTCTGTCTGTAACAATTAAATTATGGACACCTGATCTTAAAGAACGAAACTGACTATCTCCATAGTCACCTTCGTCTACAAAACCACGTTCTATGCAATCACCAATAAAGGTGGAGAAGTTTTCAGAGTAAATGAGCCAGTCATCATCAGTGTCAGTTGGTGCAGGATTACAGGTAACTCTGCTGCCAACAGCGTTAATGTCAGTGATGTGTTTGGTCCAAGTTTGTTTACTCATATCTTGCTCTGATTGGGTCTATGGTTACGAGGAACTGACCATGACGATCTGACTCTACTTGCTTAGAGCCGCCACCTGGCAGTTTGTTCTTAGGAACATTGATTGTGCGGATCATTTCTTCTTCAGGAGACTTTGGTTCTTTATACTTGCCAATTGTGATGACCACATCCGCTTCACCTGGTTTGTCCGTCTTACTTCCACGGAGAGCATCCATGCCGATAAACGGAGGGTCTTTAAGATCGACAACCGAAGCACTGAGCTGAGAAGCTGCAATGACAGGACCATAAGTACGAGCAAGCTCTCTAGCCCACTTGTAGGTCTTACCGAGTTTAATGTCCTCACGTTCATCTCCTTTGTTAAAGCCATCTACTTTGTCTAACTGGTCAAATACAATCAGTCCTGGGTTTACTTCTCTGAACAGTGTCTCAAGGTCACGAACGTTGTTCATGTCCTTAGTAACACGTATCTTGTCTTTGTTGCCGCCCATTAGTGTTGCGTAGTCAAGCATTGCTTGTTTAGAGTCAGCAATGATCTCCTTGCTTTCTTTACCAAGTGCTGCTTGAACAATACGAAAGAACACAACAGAAGACTCTTCTTCGTTGTTGACCCATACAACTGGTCTATCCTTTGGTAGCTGCTGTGCAAGGTAGCTGACTTCGCTTGCTAGAAACGTTGTCTTGCCTACCTCAACACGAGCTGCAACAATAACAAAGTTGCCAGTACGTAGAGGACCCAAACTGCGATTAAGAGCGTCCAGTCTCCATTCGTAGCCAGAACTAGTAATGCGATCAGCAATAACACTAAGATCAGCACTAACAAAAAGCTCGTCTTTTTCAATGTATCTCTCCACATCTTTCAAGGCATTAGTTGCAAGAATGTGTACGTGTTCTAAGTCACTCTCACCTTCTTTTACTTTCTCGCACTCTTCCATGATCTGAGCTAAGTAATCTAACTCGATAAGAGTCTTGACTACTTCTTCATGTGCATGGTGTGGAACAAACGCTTTTGCTTTAGTAAGCGTCATGCGGAGCTTCACAATGGAATCATCCGTCAATCGTTTGCTTTGGTCTGCAATAAGAAATGCAGAAAAACTATCCCAACTAAAGTCAGTGACTCCTGGGAACGTTTTGTAGTACTTGTCCATCCCGTCAAGGATAGTGTTTGTTTCTTTGACGACTACATGTGGTTTGATATAGCGTCTGTACTTTGCTAGGTTCTCTTTGCTTTGACTGCAAAGATAGAGAACGTCATAGTCCATTTACTTCCTTTAGATAAGTATGCTTGCCAACTCTGTTGGTGTGCATTCTTTGGGTTCTTTATCTATGCCAAATAAGGCAACTGTGATGTTGTTTGGTAAGTAGTGTGTTAGTTTTTTGTATAGTTTTGTTGTTCCCTCCATTCCTGCTTCGTCTGGGTCTAACCAGATAAAGATGATTTCAATGCCTAGCTCATAGATTTGAGCTAGTGTTCTGTCTGACAGATTTGTTCTTAGTAACGCTACAGAGCTAAGACCTGTGTTGTTGTATACCCTGTACGCACTGAGGTAGTCTTCCGTTATAACCAATGTTTTATTGCCTTTGTAGAACCAGCTTGCTTCGCCTTTGGCGTTGTTGTCGCTGTAGTAGGTGATGTACTTTGGTTCTGCTTTGAGGTTGCGTATCTGCCAGCCTATCGGCTGCTGCTCTGGATTGTGTAGGGTCAAGGCTACTTTGTGCCTTTCCCCCTCTATGCCGTGGAAGTTGTCATCTGCTGTGTTGCAGTAGTTGCTTTTAAGCCACACTTCGCCTTCGATGGTTAGTTTTGTTAGTCTTGGCTTAGCAGCTGATTTTATTGACCCTGTATCTTCTTTTTTACTGATCCAGGTTGATAATCTGCTTTGGGATAGTCCGTCTGAAGCATAGCCAGATTCGTTGCAATGGTGGCAA